TCCTGCGAAGATGAGACGCTGCTGGTCAGGCGGGATGCCCTCCTTGTCCTGGATCTTCTGCTTGACGTTCTCGATGCTGTCAACCGGCTCAACATCCAGCGTAATAGTCTTGCCCGTAAGAGTCTTCACGAAAATCTGCATTTTGTATATACTGTTTGGTATACTGGGAGTTTAGGTCCCGCCGCCGTTCAATTTTTCGGATTTTTTCAATTTCCTTATATTATCTGTTTTGTCTGAATATCAAAAAAAACAGATGATTTTCAATGTGTGGTTTAAACACCACCGCGCAGCCGCAGAACAAGGTGGAGCGTAGACTCCTTCTGGATATTGTAGTCACTCAGCGTCCTACCGTCCTCGAGCTGCTTTCCTGCGAAGATGAGACGCTGCTGGTCAGGCGGGATGCCCTCCTTGTCCTGGATCTTCTGCTTAATATTCTCAATGCTGTCACTGGGCTCAACATCGAGTGTGATCGTCTTGCCTGTTAGGGTCTTCACGAAGATCTGCATTCTATATTCCAGCCGGACATTTCTTTTGTATTGTAAAGTACGGATTTTCAATTTTTCCGCGTTGTGCGTCGCCTCTTATGTCTAAGTGTGAGAAAGGCTGGATTCGGATTTTTAATTCGCAATTGACTCGGGTGAGCATTATTTAGTGAATGTATATGCCTCGCTGCGTTTTTAACCTTTCTGGACGCCCAAAATGAGTTTGCTCTCCACGAAGGACGAAAAATGCTCCGTGTAGTATTGCGAATCTTTTTTGATTTATTCTTAAAACTCTTCGAAATCGTTGCCCCCATTCTATTATATGTATTTTATAAAAGTCTGGCACTCGGGTCCGTCACACCAGGGCTCCACTTGGGCATCCAAAAATACGGAACATTCGTCTTCTCACACTGTTTCCCATACCATGTGTAGTAAATGTGCCTGTAATAATATTGCTCTTTTGTCTGTGGTAAGGGGGGTAACCACTCTGTTGCTGCCCGTTCTTGCCAGTTCTCAGGTACAAGCTCTTCTACGCGCTCGGCAATTTCTTCAAACCACGATTTCTCTGTGCTGGATACACCATCGCTGAACGCCTCCTTTTTCCGCCAAAGGACCGACGGCGGCAAAGTCTTCCCATCATCGAAAGCACGACGTAGGATCCACTTCTCGGGGAGTCCATCCCTCATAGGGCGCCGCCACTCTGTTGCGACGCTGCGGGCAACTGCAACAAATTGCCGATCCAAGAACGGAGTTCTCGGCTCCAATCCGTGACTGCTGATACTTCTATCGGACCGCAGGACATCAAAATAATGAATATCCTTTAAGAGTCGCTCAGACTCTTCCTCAAACTCTCTGTCAGAGGGTGCTCTGTAAAAATAGAGATAGGATCCAAACAGCTCATCGGACCCGTCGCCATTAAAGACAACCTTACACTCAGTCAACTTCTTGATTTCCCTTGACACGAGCCAATTTCCAACACTAGCTCTTACTGTTGTCGTGTCATAGGATTCGATGTCATGAATAACCTTGGGTATGGCGGCAAAGAAGTCGTCTGCGCTGAGAATAATCTCCGTGTGATCTGACCCGATCCACTCGGATACAAGCTTCGCGAACTTCATGTCCGTTGAACCGGGCATTCCGATACAGAATGTCTTCAGTGGAGGCTTTCCTAGATCCCTCAGGTTCTTCGCAACGAGTGATGCGATCAAACTGCTATCTACACCACCTGATAAGAGCGCTGCGACCGGTCGCTCAGTCATCAAGCGTTTCTTAACTGCTTGCTCTAAAGCAAAGCGTATAGCGGCAGATGCCATATCCAGACCATTCGGATGAGCAGGTGTAAACATTGGATTCTTGAGCCAAGTTTGCGTGTGGTATGTCTCTATTCCCAGGCGTGTGGTGTCACTCAGGCTATAGATATGATAGGTTCCAGGAAATACAGGGCTGATGCTGGAACAATAAGGTACCAAAGCTTTTATTTCACTAGCAAAGATGCGCGTACAGATTACACCTTCCTCGTCATATGCGAGCCCCATGTACAGCGGTCTTACACCATAAGGATCCCGTCCTACGACAACACGATTGCGCTTCTCATCTACAATGGCGATGGCAAAGACACCATCCAATGATCGGAAGAGTGACTTCAAATTGTCAGCATACTTGTTGTAAAGATGACCAATAACTTCGCAATCACTTCCTGATACGGTAATGATTTCATGCTCATCCTCGAGTGCTTCTGAATTGTAGATTTCACCATTACACATCCAGTGAACACCGTATGATGACCACGGTTGCATGCCGAGTGGATTCAGACCATTAATTGCCAGACGTGTAAATCCCATTTGTGCCATACCACTGATATCGATAAGCCGTGATCCTTCCGGACCACGCGCTGTCAACTTACTGAGTCCATTTTCTGGCTTCAAGGCGACCAGACCTTTTCCAAGAAGCATCCAAATTCCACACATTCTTTCTTAGAAAAAATATAAGGAAAAGACAGAATGGACGCAAGCGATATCATCAAGAAATTACAATCACAGGCTCAATACCGTTTTTATAAGGAAACACTTGCTGTAACAGCCCCGAGTGTAAATATCAGTACGTGCGGCGCAATCATAGCAGGAAGGACAGGTGTTACACTGAATTTTCCCAACTACATAGAAAAGCAGCTTCTATTTCAAGGTAAACTTTACTGTAGCTCATGTACAAATTCATGCGGCTGTTGAGTTCATAACAATATATCTTAGAGTTTTCTTGCGAGGGAGGAAACTGTGGACCTTTTGATCATAGAAACTTGTTCTCATGGGTGGTGTCGAGGGCGGTGTAGCATCCTTGTATTCTTGTGTAAGATGTGGCGAAAGTGTGTTTGCAGATTCCTTCAGGCGAACACTGATCCAGAGTGAATCACCAAGTGGCACAGTTTCAAAGAATCCTGCTTCGTTTTCAATTGTTCGTCGCTTATAGTCGAGATCAGAGAATCCTTCATTTAACAGCCATTGTAGATCTTGGAGTGACATTTTATTGTAGACTTTGAGTGTGCGAGTTCGATTTCAAATTTACTGTATGTTTATACTAAGAAGGATGAATCTAAATCTAGATGGACCTCTTTATGAGCTCGTCTCACGAGGAAATAAAGATGTATATTTTCAAGAGGACTCTGCTGATGCGCAATTTCTCTTTGATAACCGATATGGACCTACGGCGCCCGTCATTCATGAATTGAGGCGCCTTCCACCCCTTAATTCAGTGGAATTTGGTCGCTCTTCCGAATTTCAACTGGAAGTTGCTGGCGACTTCATTGTATCGCCAACATTGGTCATTGATTTACCCTCATGGCTGCCGCCAAATTATGTTGGGCTCAACTCGAAAGGAGTTGTTCAGGATAGCGCTGGTGTTTCCTATGGGTATACGAGCGGCATTGGCTATTTCTTATTTGAGAAGATTCAAGTTCTTCAAGACAATATTTTACTACAGGAATTCAGCGGTGATGCTCTCTGGATTCAAAGTCGGTCTCGCGGATCTCTGAATTCTGCTTTCTTGGAAGATAAGCTCTTAGGTGTACATGATGGCTCTACGCTTTCCATCAGTCGTAATGCAACACCTGGTCGCTTGAGACTGCCCTTGCCGCTCATTGGATGCCAAGGATTAGAAGAAGGTGGATTTCCTTCACTCTGTTTGCCAAATCAACAGTACAAAGTAAAAGTCTGGTTACGAAAACTCGAAGATCTTGTTGAGGCGAGTGACGGACGGGAAAAACCTGCTCCGTGGGGCTCCATTCTGCGTGTTCAGACGGAGAGAGACGGGGGATTTACGTCATTTACAGCGTTGGATCGGCTACTCATCGGAGCTCCAACAATCTATCTGGAGACACGCCACGTATATACGAATGACGAGACGCGCGCAGCACTTCGCGCATCATCGCTTGATATTCCCTTTGAGCGTATTTATGAAAATATCTTCGCACAGGGTCCTTTAGATTATGCCGCCACAGCGCCTTTCTTGACTCGCGTCTTAGACGCCACACACCCCTGTTCACGGATTATTCTGGCGTTTCGCTCATGGGCAGATCTGCGGGCGAATAGACTCTGGAAACTCCAATCCGATTCCGCGACAGGTGAATATTACTCTGGACTGAAACTTCTGATTGCGGGGAGAGATAGAACTCGGCTCTGGAGTCCTCTTGTCTGGAATAGCCTGGACAATTACGCAAAGGAGGAACGTGATTCAGGGATGCGCCTTGCGACGATTAACTTTGGTTTCGGTGAAAAAAAGGGAGTGCGGATGCCTACCTACAATCGGCAGCCCGATGGTACCATCAACTTTTCTACGGCAGATAAACCGACACTTTTTATGCAGCTCACTGATATTGTAAATGGAACGAAGCGATCTGAACTGCGTGTCCTTGTAGAAACATGGGCTGTTTTCTCTGTTTCGGATGGTCGTGGTGGATTAAAGTTTGGGAACTAAGTAAAGCAATGAGCAGACCGCGCGGCGATATAACAACACTCTTGGACCTCACCGATCGTGATGACCAAGATTCCTTTTTTTCTCCTGTAGATCCCGCCGTGTCATGGTTTACACGCGGCGCGAAACGTCGCTATACACCCTTTACACCCTGTATACAAGAGTTTGCATATCGTGGTCCCGCCTCCTTCGGGCAGCGGATCTCCTTTGACCTGAAAACCCAGACATCGGGTGATCTTGTACATGCCGCCTTTCTCCAAATCAAGTTAGCACATTGGTTAAACTTATCCGCGCAGCTACAAGTCGCATCTGGCGCATACGAGTATGTAGAACCCACGGAGGCATGGTTCTATGCGAACTCGCTTGGCACTGCGCTTATACAGAAGGCAGAGCTTGAGATTGACGGCGATACGATTGAAGAAATCGACGGTGACTTCATGAATGTGTTTAGCGCTCTCTTCCCAGATCTCAACACTCAAGTTGGTTCTGGTATAGATGCACTCGGCAAAGTGTCAATCGATTCTTTGAAAGCGTGGTCACCTACACGCGTTTTTCCGACCGAGGATGGATACATTCATTGCCCACTTGTCTTTTATTTCATGCGGACTCGCCTGAAGGAGTACCTGCCGCTCTTGGCATGTAAAGATGGATCCGTGCGCCTCCATATCACATTTCGCCCGTTAGCTGAAGTTGTCCGTCAAGCAAGAGGATATCGTGATTCCTGTACATCAG